TGTGGATTATCAGCATCAAAAGTTTCCATCTCACTTATAACATTTTCATTATAGTTAAGAGTTTTTTCAGCATTAACTACTTGTCTGATTTTAATGCCTAAAACTGGTGAAAAGTTTAAAAGTTCCATTGGCACAGCACTCTCGTCTTTATTATAACCCTTTTCTCTTTGCTCTTTAAATTTAATAAGAGTATTTTTTAAGGTAGATGCAATAGCTCCATATATACCAGCGCCTCTTAATATAGAGTCAATACTACCTTGTATTACTCTTTCTCTTTTCTTTAATATTTGATCTTCGTCTTGATCATCGTCAAACATAACTGCAAATAAAGCTGTTTGCAAACTATAGAATATAACGTTTTGTATACCACCGTAATATAATATTTTAGATAAATTACCTAAATTACTTTGTGTTTTACTAGTGTAAGGTGGTGATATCCTGCCCTTCATAACATCTAAAGCGGCTTTTTTAATTATTCTATTGTACTGTGACGTAATATTTTGGAAGTTTAATATTAGTTTACCTATCCAACTAGCTTGTTGTTGCGACGTCATATCAGGTCTTGACGACTGCTGGGTTGACTGTGTTAAATCTTGAAAATCAGTAAAAGCCGCTGCCTCAGCTTCTTTCTGGCTTATGCCATCTTTTTTATATTTATTAACTCTATTTCTATAAAACGTAGCGCCACCAGTTGCGATTGCTACATTATCACCAATTTGTGTAGGTAGAAACCCTAGTTTTAATAATCTACTTATTACTACTTTAGTTGGGTTTTTAGAACCAGCAACAGCTTGAGCGAGATCGTTACCGTTAATATCTGTGCCAATACCACCCCTTCTTTGTTTTAACATGTCAGAATTAAATATAAAAGCAAAATCGTTCCAGTATTGTTTTTGATTAGCAAAAGCTTTAGCAGCTGCAAATATATTGTTGTCAGCAAAGTTTATATAGTTAACAATAGACATTTGCTGTAGTACTGCGGATCTAACATTAAAAAACATAACAGTACCAACCGATCCATTTAAATAGTTCATAAGTTTATTAACTGTAGCGTGTTGGCCTTTTGGTCTGTTAATACCAGTGCCAATCCTATGCAGCATGTCTTCTAACGCGCTTCTAAAATCAGCGCCATAACCAGCTTCAATTTTGTTTAAGTTATCTTCAGAAAATATTATATCAGCATTTTCGTTAAACTCTGTAAAATACTTTGCTCTACCAACTCTACCGGTGGCATCTATTAAATCTGTTTGTATATTACCACCTTCCCAGCCTTTGCCCGGCTCTACATATGTGTCTTGTTTAGATATTGTGTTAACTGTTTCCGCGTACTGCCTAAGATCTAGATCATTCATTACTAATTCGACTAAATTAGCTTGGTCTACCTCACTCAAACCTTCTATAGTGTAACCATGTTTATTCCATAGATATATTCTTACAGCATCTTCAAATATAAAATCACCATCAGGTGTTTTCTTTCTAAGTTTCTTTTTAATATCTGGAAACTGTTTGTTTAACGCTTTGTAGTCGTTTGCTATTGCTTGTTTAGCTGTATCTATTTCTCTGTACGCTCTATTTAAAGGTTTAACCAAAGCTTGTTCAAAAAAGTTTCTATGTTGATCACCTCTTTTACCTTTACCCATAAAATTATATAACAAGCCTACAAAGTCTTCGTGCGATGGTGGTATAAATAATCTAAACTTACCTTTCTTTTCACCACGTTTTCTAGCTTTTATAGCCATAAAACGTTTTTTAGCTTCAATACCAGTAACTTCTTCTAATATTTTATTAAAGTCATTATCCATTGATTTACTAAACTTAATCTTAGCTTGTTGTACTTTAGACTTAACATCAAATTGTTCTAACATGTTTTTAACAGCCTGTACGTTTTGTAACGCATCATCTGCGAAATAAAAGTCATTATAACCTTCGCCAACTTTATTGGCTATCCAAAGTGCTTTTGCCTCAGCTGTAGAATTACCAAGACCTGTTATGTTTTTTAAAGGTATATTTAAACCATTAGCTTTTAAAAAGTCAAATATAGCTTTTTGAGCAGCTGGTGGCCTAGCAGTTAAAACAAACATGTTTTTAGGGCCAAACTTACTTTGTAGTTTCATTGCCTTATTAAACAATGGTGCTAACTTACCTTTAACAACTTTATTAAACTCAGAAAAATCAAATGTATAACCTTGGTCTAATAAGTTCTCATAAGTACTAGCATACTGCTCAGCGTTTAAAGTACCAGTTGTACCATCAGGTCTAGTAAACTTAACTAGTGATTCTGTTGTAGCTAATGTATCATCAAAATCTAAAACAGTAATACCTTTAGTAGGGTTATTAACTGAACGAGAAAATCCAATAGCTTTACCAAGTGTTTGTCTGTCTTTAGGTTTAGGATTTAGCAACTCTGTTTTACCTTTTAATTTTAAACCTTTAATATATTCTAATACTTTTGGCATGCTTTCATAACCTTTACCGTTACGATTACTAGTATGACCAGGATACTTTTTTATTAAACTATTTATTTTATTAGGTAAAACATGTACATAAGCGTTATTTAAAAATTCACTTAATTCAGTTCTATCAATTTTACCATCTACATGATCCATTATTTTTCCTAATATATCATTTGCAGTTATCTCATGCTCTAGTACAAGATCTTTAGCTTTACCTTTTACATAGTAACCTGATTTAGATATTTTTCTAATCGGACTTCTTTGACCGTAAGACGTTAGCGACAATATAGCTTTTATACGCCCCTTACTTAAACCAGAATCTAATAATTTAAAAAGCCATTTACGCGCTTGATCTGCTTGCTTATCAATGGTTTCCGCATGTTTACTTGGATTTGATTTTATAGCTGTAATTTCTTGATATAAACCTAAAGGCTGTAATTTACCGTCTAAATTAATTTCAACTTTAAAACCACGTTTGCCAGCCGGTGTTAACTTAAAATACTTATTATAATCTTTACCAAATATTTTAGAAACCTCTTGTTCTAAAAGTTTTTCGTTAGTAGTAATATAATCTACCATAGATGATCTTATTGGTCTACCAACGTTTATTAAATATTCAGCCACAATACCAACCTGCTCTTTAATTTCTAAACCTTTTAATAAACTTTTGTAAAAATCAGCAGCATATTTTTTTGCATCACTTCTAATTTCTTTTGCATAATAAGTCTTTACACCATCCTCAAGTTCTTGCATTGGCATAAAATCAATGTTATGTTGCTTTTTAACTTGAGCATAAGCAGCGTCATACGATGTGATAACATCGTTACCTCTAGCACGTTCTTCCTGTAATTTAGAATAAAAATCATGAGCAATAACATTGTTACCATCTTTGTACTCTTCAATTTTTTTAGAAATATAAGGGTCTAATTTATTTCTTTCTTGTAAAGTTGTCAAAGAAAACTTAACTTTATTTTCTGCATTTTTAGAAAACTTTAATCTTAAATCCTGTTGTTCACCATTTATTTTTAAAGTTTGCAACTTTCCTGAGCGTATATCTTCAATGCTGCGTGCTTTTCTAGCATCAAGCGTAATTTCTATATTAACTTTTTGTCCTTGTAGTTCGTAATATCTTTCAAGATTAGGTATTTGGTTAACAGTACCTTCTACTTTTATAGTTTCTCTACCTAAATTAGAAATATAATCTGTATAAGTATTTGTTATTTCGTAACTAGTTATATTGTCAAGATGAATAGCATCTCTACCGAATACGTTTTTTACTACGTCTTTTTTATTTTTGTAAACTCTTGTTTCTTTATCAGATAATCTATCTCCATTTTCATAAATACTAGTTGAAGCAATATCAATAAAATCACCTTCTGTAAACTCAAACTGTTTACCATGTAATTTACCGTTTTTACTATTAAATTCACTAATTATTACTCCGTCAAGATTTTTTACTATAACGCTACCAGTTTTATTGTCACCAATTACTTTTTCGTATTTTAATATTTTTGGCTCTATACCAGGTTTTTTAGGTTGAACTTGAATAACTGGTCTAAAACCATCTTTTGCTTTTTTACCTTTAACTATAGGGGCATCAGTCGGGCTGTCGTTTCTATCCCACCAAGACATATTGTTGCCATCTCTAAAAGAAACTAATCTACCGTTGTGAAAAGCAATTTTAAATCCATTACCTTCTTGGTTGTAATTTTTCCAGTTACTCCAAGCTTCATCAAGCTCAGTCTTCTTGTCACCTATTAAGTCAGCATATACCTCGTACTCACCTTGTTTTTCTAACAAAAACATTTCTACTTTATAACCTTTGGCTTTCCACTCATCAGCAAAACGCTCGGCTTCCTGTCTATTATCAAAGTTTCCATATTGTTGATCAATTCTAGTGTCCCTAGCACATAAACACCAAGGATTTGCTTTTTTGCCAAAATGAGTATCTATTACTTTTCTAGTATCACGTTGTCCTTGTTTAGAGTCTTCAACATCGTAAACTGTAACACCATTGGTGTATTGAGTTTTATTAGAAAACGTTTTAACTTTGTCTGGATCAGTTCTAGTAGCTTTAACTTCTCCAACATATGTTTCTATTAGAACATTAGGGTTTTTAAAAGAGAACGGATCTAGCTTCTTCTGGTCAGCTATTCTTTCAGCTTCTATAACTTTATAACCATCTTCAGGTAATATTAAGTAACCGTTAGCAGTATAGTGCATAGCTAACTTTTCATATTTAGACTTTTTGTTATTTGGTATGTTTTTACCTTCAACAAATTTAAATATGTTTTGTACAGCTTTATCCACTTGTTCTCGTGTAAGATCAGGTCTTTTCTTTATTAATCTTTTTTCGTAAGCATCTCTATGAGATCTAGAAAACTTAATTTGAGAGTAAACATTAAAATCACCATTACCATCCATAGTGGCATTAATATCGCTAACCGCATTACTTTTAGAAAATTTAACATTTGTTTCTCTACCTATTTCAGCTGCTAAAGTTTGTAAGTTGTCTTGCGCTAATATTTCTCCTTTTAAATCAGCTAACTCTTGTCTTTTTTGCATTACCGCTGGTTCTTGAGCAACTTCCATTGTTGCGTCATAAGCCAATGCACCAGCCATATACTTAGCTAATTGATCTTTTCTAGTACCTCTTTTTCCAGATCTTTGTTTAGTTATAGGATTAAAAGCTGGTATATCAAAAAAACTAAGTAACTCGTTTTCTGTAACATCAACTTTTTCATACAAATTAACAGCGGTACCTTTATCTATAATATTTAAAGATTCAGGTGGTAATAGTTTTTGATCAACAGCGTCTTGTACTTCTTGTTTTGATGTAAGTTTTCTAACAAACCTAGTAAATACTCTTTCATCTTGCGGTACATTTCTTTCTAATTGCACTAAATCAGAAGTAAACATAACTTTCATTATAGGTTCTCTAAACTTTTTTAGGTTACTAACGTACTCTTTGTTTCCTAAAAAGTTTTTAACTGTTTTAAATAAGTATATATTAGCTTCATCTCTTAATTTTCTTTGTATATTTCTAACAGACGTACCAGCTTCGTAAGCCCTTAATAAAGCTTTACGAGCAGCACCTAAAACATCATTGTATATTTTACCACCAGTTTCAATACCTATAGCTCTTCTAAATTCAGACTTTTTTTGTATTTCTGCTTTAGCTTTTTCAGCTTTTCTTCTATTTCTAGCAGCTGGTGATATATCTTCTCTTTCAAAAGCTTCTAATGCTGTATCAGTTTCTGCCGCAACTTGTACTTTTACTTCGCCTTCTTTTGTTCTGCTATCTACATCTTTAGCTTGTTTTTCTTGTTCTGTTTTTTTATATATTTTATTATAAACATCACCAGCTCTAAATTTTATTCTACCTTGCAAATAACCAAAAAGACTTTCGTTTTGCTCTGGTTTAAAGTTTTTTATATCAGGTGTTAATTGAGTTATAACATCATCAACAAAATTTGCAGGAACAACATCAGCTTTATATTGAGCTCTTATTAAAGCGTTTAAATAACCTTTTTCTTTTATTTCTTTAATAACATTATCAACTTCTGCTTGATAGTAAAAATTACCAGTGCCTTTTTCTCTAAGATTATTACCGTCTGAATCTACTTGTCCAAGTTTGTCAACAGCTTCTTTAACTTTAGCTTTTTGCTCAGCTGTAATAGATTTTTTCTTAACACTTTTTGTTTCACCTTCAACAAGCTTATCACTAGTTAGTTCAACATCTAATATTTTAGTGCCCATAAGTTTACCAAGTAAACCTTTTCTATTTATATTTTTATTATATGTTTGAATAAACTTAATAAAATCTTGTGCTGTGTTTAGTTTAAACTCTCCATAACCAAATCCTGCAGCAATATCTTTAAGCTCGTTTCTTAAACCTTTTGATTCAAGCTCTTTTAAATCTATTAGTTTTTTATCTAATAAATCAGAAAACACGGTCATATACTCTTCTAAAGCTCCTTTTTTTATAGTACCATCTGGATTAGTATAAAACCGATCTATTCTTCTTTGAACTCTACTATAAGCGTCTGGATTATTTTTTTGCAAATAATCTTTTAACTCGTTTATAAATGGTTGCATTGAAGCGTTGTCAGTTTTAAATTGTCTAGAGATCATATAATGAAAAAGCTCATGGCCTAAAACATTTGTAGCACTAGCTACCGCTGCTATATTTTCATTTATATATATTGTAGCTTTACCATCTTTATCTTTAGCTAAAAACATACCGTCAGATTTTTTTACACCTTCCTGTATTTTTTTTGGCAACGCTTCTATTTCTTTGTTATTTTTAAGTCTAACTATGTTAAGATCATCTCTATTAATACCTTTTGTTTTTTTAAGTCTTTCAGATATTGCTTCAGAAGCTTTTAACGCTTCTCCAATAGCTGTCTCAACACCAACATCTAAATTAGTATCACCTAGTAAGTCAAAATTTTGTTGATAAAAATTTCTTATTTGATTTTCCGCGTTGGCTCTAGCTTGTTCTGAGTAATTAGTATTATTAATAATATTTAATAATTTATTAGCGGCATCTTCATTTTTTCCGTATTGTAATTTTTCTTTATTAGACAACGCTTCAAACTTAGCATATAAATCTTTTTTATTTTTGTCTGACTGTTCAATTAATTTTTTTTGATTGTTTTCAAAAAATTCTATATTTTGTTTATTGCCATCTTTTTTAGCTTGTTTTAAATCTAAATAATTTTCTTGAATTTCTTTTGCAATTTGCATTTGTTGCTCGTGAAATTGTTTTGGAGCTAAAAAGTGAATTAATTTTTCTTGTTGTTCTTTTGTGTTTAATCTTCCTTGTGTAACTCTAGAACCTCCAGTTACAACACCACCCATTAAACCACCAATAACAAAAGAATTTACACCACCCCTTATATAATCGCTTGTTGATTTTGGGTCTCCAAAAATAAATTGATCAGCAGCTTGTTGTCCAATATCAGTAAGAGTTTCAGTTCCACCTTCAAACAAAAAACCTAAACCAGCTTTTTTTCCAGCAGATTTAATAAAATTTTCGCTAAATTCTTTAACTACTTTTTCTTTACCAGCACCAATACCCATTGTATATCTAGCAAGTTTACCACCAAGAAACTCAGCGCCAAATTCAGAACCACCTTTAACTAAAGAATTATACCATATATTTTCTAAAGTTTGATCTGGTCTATTTTTTATAGACTCTTTAAATGACTCTCCAGCAACTGTAGCACCTAAAGTCATAGAACCAAGAACTGGAAAAGCAATAGATAAAGCTACAGAAGGGGCCGAGCTTACAGCTTGATAAGTGGCTAGTTCAGCAGCATCACCATATCTACCATCCTCTATTAACCCATAAAAATCAGCTTTTTGTTTAGTGTCTTCATCATATTTCAAAATGCCCATAGAATCATAAGCTTCTGTAATTTCATCTAGAGTTTTAGTTAACATATTAACACCATCCTCGTTCATTTCTTCTTTTGTCATGCCTATAGCGCTTTCATAAGCGCCTTCTATTAAGCTAGCCCCACCGCTTATGTTTCTAGTCATAAAACCAGATAAGCCAGTTATAAAAGGAACTAAAGGTTTAGGTATGTTATATAAATTAGAATAAATATCTGTATTAATTTTATTAAAAAGAATCTCTTGGGCCATCTGTTTTTCACCAGCATTAGTAGAGCTTGTTTTTCTCATACCACCATCAAGATGAACTTGCATAAACTCATCAAAACTAGCATAGTCTTGTTGACCTGCAAAAGCATTTTGTAAATCCTGTAAAGTGTATTGATTGCCTTTATACTCAAACATTATTTTTCTTTTTTGATGACTGGGAAGTTTGTATTTCTAAATGGATTTTTTCCTTTTGGATCTGGTATTCTATCAAAACCTATAAGATCTCTTAAATTAGCAATTTGATTCGGTGTTTTAATTGTAGATTTATTATTCTCACCTATGTGTTCAAAATTACCATCATTCATTCTAGTAAAAGTATAATTTACACCGTCAAGTTTAACTGTAATTTCATCACCTATTTCACCGCTTTTTATAGCGTCGTATTCGTTTTGCATCATTACTTGAGTTCTATACCCATATTGAGAAGGTGTTTTTTCTACGTTTTGTAGATTAAACCTTCTTGATTGCTCGTTTTCTAACCTATTTTTCTCAGCGTTTATTTTTTGCCAATGTTCAGCGTGCTCTCCTTCCGCTTCTTTAAGCAATCTTTCTTTTAATATTTGATTAGATGTTTCTAAGTCAAAATCATCATTTTTATGATTAACAACCGCGTCTATAAAGTTTGCTTTTTCAGTGTCACTTAAAACTGCATCACCATCTATATCAAACTTAGTTACATCTATACCAAGAGCAGTTATTATTTCAGCCTCTAAAGTACCATCTGCCATATCTTGCTCAAGTAGACTTTTTAAGTTTTGTTTACCACCTCTTTTGCCTGGTAAATCATTACCTACCATACCTCTCCATTCGCTTTCGTTTGAAGGTAAGCTTCCTAAAACCTTTACAAGATAACCATCTGCGTCAAAAGTCTCTTGGCTTAACACATATTTTTTACCCTGCATATGTGCTACTCCTACTTTATCGTTTTTAAATATAGAGGCAAGTTGTTCGTATTCTTTAGATGGAACTAGTTTTTCTTCACCATCAATATCCAAATGAAACACAACATCACCTGTTTTTTCATCTCTACTAGTTTTTGTGTAATCACCAGTTTGTATCTTAGCTATAATACTATTTTCTTCCGCAGTGTAATCGCTTGTCATTAAACCATCTTTAACATCTTTAGCATGTTGTAAATTAAACGCTTTGTGGTTCTGTATCCAATTAGAGTGGTTTTGTATAAATTTAAGACCTTCTATTCTTTTTTTATCATCTTTCTGGTCAATACCTTCAAGGTATATTTTTTTAGCTTTAACCAACTCGTCGTAAGTGCTATCATATAGTTTTTGACTTAATGTACCTGAGTTTAATAATACTTGATCCGCGGCATCGTCATAAAGTTTAACAGATTCATTATACTTTTTATTTTCTTCAGACTGTTTATCTATAACCGCTGTAGCCAAATTAGCACCGGTTTGTGTTGCTAGCTGTAAACCAGTGTACATACCTGCAACATTGTCGTAATTTTTATACGCAGCGGCAGCACCTTGTATTAAAGCTGTATTAGCGCCGTAATTTGTTGTTTTCTTTGCCATGTTTATATTTGTTTAATCTTATTTTAAGCCCATGTAGTAGTCACTTCTTGATTGCATTTTACCGCCAAGTTTGTATAATTTATCTGATCCTCCTAATTTCTGGGCGTTTGTCATGCCATATTTTCCCGTGCTTTTCTCTGTTTGATCAATACCAGCAGTTGCTATTTGTCCACCAGCGGAAACAAGACCACCGACAGCAGCTATTTGTTGTGCTCTAGCTTCTGCTATAGCTTGGTTAGCAGCGCCAAGTTCTTGTTGTGCCATACCTAACCGCGTTCCAGTTTTTTGATATTCTAAAGATCTAGCAGTTTCAGCGCCTTGTAATTGCATTGCGTCTACTTGTGCCGCGCCAGCTCTTTCCATTTGTTGTATCTTACTAGCTTCAGTGGCTTGTAGTTTTTGGATTTGAGATTCTTGCATACCAATACTAGCGCTAGACTGTTGAGCTGCTAATTGACCTTGGTTTGCCAAAGTCTGTGCTAAAGCAGCTATACCAGAACCACCTGCAGCACCCTGAAGGTTTTGCATTATATTAGTTTGGGTTTGTTGAAATTGTTGTGCTTGGAACCTAGCTTGTTGCTGATTAACCGTCATGTCTTCAAAAGTGTTTTCCATGTCTTCAAAACGGTTTTTAATAGTTGATGCTAAGTTAGTAGTATCTAAATTTTTGTACTCTTCTTCCAAAGCAAGCATTTTTGTTCTAGCATCATTTGCAGCATTTCTTCTTTCAGTACGACCCTGTAGAGACATTGCTACTTGTGCGCCCGCGCCAACTACAGCTAAACCTATTCCTACACCTATAAATGCCATAATTTATTTGTTTTTATTAATATATTCTTCATATTCTTCATAATTTAAAGCTACTATTTCTTTTTCTAACTTATCTAAATCTTTTGTATTAGAAGGGTTTTTGTGTATATTTACAAATATAGAATCTTCATTTGCAATTATAACTCTTTTAGCGCCAGGCTGTGATATAACGTAACATGGTGCTATATAATCTTCTGTATTATCTTCGGTGGCTATCGTAACATGTCCGGTTAATAAAAACCAAACATGTAAGTGTTTGTGTATTGCACCTATAACAGCGTTGCCCTTTGGCATATCCATCTGTCTAATATAAACACCATCTGTAAAAGCATGTTTAATTGGTGCTATTTTACTATCTCTAACAACTTTTTTACCATCACCCTCTATATTAATACCATCAGCAACACTTAACAATGCTTTTTCAATACTAACTATTTTTTCCCGTGAATTTATTGAAACTTCTTTTTTAGACATAATTATATATAATTTATATATAATATAGTCACAGTTTTCACTATTTATTTACTACTTTCAAAAACGTCAGCACCTACGTTAAACAGTTCTGCTTTTTCTTGTGAATTATTTTTAAGAGTGACACTAGCGTAATAACCTAACACACTGCTTAAGTTTGCTTTATTATCTTTACTAAACATTATAAAACTACCATCACCAACGCAAGTAGTAACACCAGGGGTAACTGTAACACCAGGCGCTGTGCCTCCCAAATGCCACTTTCCAAATGCTTGAAGAGCAGGTGGCATTATACCATACGTTTTAAGATCTAAAAAATATTGATTATAACCAACACTAGGATTTGTTACTCCAGGAAAATTAAGATCTATCCAGTCAAAAAACGCTTGAAAGTTATTACCCTCACCATTACTTGGATTACCAGTGGCACCACTGGTGCTAAGTGGAACACCGGTAACAGCATCGTTAGCTATCCATGAAAAAGGTAAGTTACCAACACTGTTACCACCACCAACAATATTTGTAAACCCTGGTATCGAACTATCATATAAGTATATAGGATTACCATTTATATCAACAAAAGCTCCTTGCCCTGGTATATTGTTTTCGTTTGGGGACATGGACACGTAGCCATAAACTACCCAATAATTATTTTTTGTAGGATCATAACCAGTTTTACTAGAACTAACCGGGCAATTAGGGGTAATAACGTTTGGGTTTATAGCATGAAAACTTACATCTTGAAAATTTACAGATGGATTATCAAAAAACCACGCAACAGCATTTTCTGTTTCATAATAACCACTACTAACACCTGTCGAAACGTATTCTAATGGATCTACATCAAACCTAGGTATATGATCAGAGCAGGTTCCAGAGCCAGTACCAGGGTTTACTGTGGTTACCGTTGGTGATGTTGTACATACCGGTACTGTTATTTGTGAAAAATAACGATTAAATAAATCCTGAGGCATATTACAAGTTATAGAATTTGTAACACCATTCCAAGGTGTTATCTCTACAATCTCACCAATCATGAGTATTTCGTCTTGATTAGATGTTAGATGTGGTGTAGTTGTTGAAGCCCAAGGGTCACCTGTTATTGGATTTTGAGATGTACCATAATTAATAGGATTTGAAAAATAAGCAACATCTCCTGTCTGAACAGAAACATTTAAAGGATTTGGAAAGTCTAATTGTATCACTGGGTCACCAGGTTGCCATGTAAGATGCATATTTATTATTTTACAGTTATATTAATTTCTTTTTCCGCGCTAGTATTTGTCCCGTCACTTAACGTATAGAGTATCTTATCAATACCGACGTAACCATTGTTTGGTGTGTAAGAAAAAGCTCTTCCACTAGTAGATATACTACCATTAAAAGGTCCACCTGTTGCTGTTGCTGTTTTTGTAGAAATATCAGTGTCATAATCACCAGTATTTATTGAAAAAGAAGAAGAGTTTTTTGGAACATCAACATATATATTAAAAGCATTAGGTGTTCTAGTAATTATGTTATCCAAATCTAACGTGTGTGTAACACTTCGTTTTTCAAAATTTGAAAAGTGCAATTTATTTACTAATGTTACGGTGTTGCTACCACTTCCATCAAAAGTAGAAGCAGATAAAACTCTAGACTTATCATCGTCTAATTCCAAACTCATACCATGCACAATATTAATAGGTGTCGTTAATTCTATACAAGCGTTACCGTCTTCATTAATTTGAGATATTATCTTTGCTATAGAAGATCTTGCCTCGTAAACAAAAGTAATTTTTTTATCTTCTGATATAGCAACGTTTGTATCTACCGCAATGTTTTTACCACATTCTACTTTTTCTATAAAAAAATTATGTAAACCATCAACTTTACAAGTCATACCTGGAAAAAGCCCAACGGTATCACTTAATTCAAATCTATTTGTTGCTCTTTTACACGTTTCAACGTCTAAACTTTTATGTACTATTTTTTCTTTTGTTACAGTTCCTCTAACACTCATAGTATCATTTATTTCTTGTGTTATTTCGCTGTTTATAGTTCTTGTAGTTAAAGGTTCTAGTATTAAATTAGTACCTATTTTAACCTCTGGATCTGCTTTTATTTTTCTTGTAAAAGTAGTGTCTTTAGAAATTGAACCATTAAAAGTGTCTTTAACATAAAAAAATCCCGCTGTGTCACCCTCTGAAGCTTCAGTAATAACTAATGTTTGTGTTTGTGTTTTTTCTACATTTTCAAAAGCAGCTGCTTTTATAGTTATATCAGATCCTCCTGAAACAGTTAGTCCAGGTCCTGTTTGAGAAGTTGATGTTTTTAAAGTTATAGTTACATCTGGGTATTGATACACTCTCGATGTTGTAGTACCAACCCCGCCAGAGTCAGCATTTGGGGTTAAAGTTATATCATAATATTCTTCAATTAAACCACCAGTTGCACTAGTCGAAATATCAGGAAATTTTTGGTTTAATGTATATACGCCAGAAACAGGTATCTCTACATTTTGCAAAGGATTATCTAGTATACAGTCACCACTACTATCATTTATTTCTAAAGAAAAACCAGAACCCTTTGTGCCATATATTTTTATAGCACGCGTTTCGCCTCTAGACCTTATGTAATCTTGTGATTTTTCAATAGTAAATGATTTTATTATTTTTTCCATTTATATGTTTATTTAATAATTATTTAAATAGCTGTTCCGCAAGGTAAAAATTGATTACTACTACTTGGTGGCGGTTGTCCTGCTACGTTATAAGCATGGTTTGGTCCTGGGTTAAAATAATTTGTTGAACCATGCCGAACTATTCTACCTGGCGCGTAAGCAATGTTTGGTTGCCAAACAGGAATAGTATTACTGTGTCCTATTTGTTGGGGCTGGTCACAACCGTTTAAACATGGAATATCAAACTCATAAGGACAAGATCTACCAAAATTATCTGTTATAACAAGAGCATAAGCCAATTGTATAGCGCCAGGAATAGTACTATTAGACATTTCTAAACCTGTAATACCAGCGTCTTTTAATTTATTACCATTAGCATCGGCATTTGTCCCTATTGGATGAATATAATTAGCGCCCATTCCTGATGTTATGCTACTGCTAGTAAGAAATGGCCCATATTGAACACCTATAGGTATTGCAACGCTAGCACCTGGGAAGAAGTTTCCGTGAACATCTCTATCCCACTTGTAGTATTGAATAGTAAAACTATCAGGATAAGGACAGGCACCCACGGGTATCATTACGAATCCAGCTGGAAAATAACTTGTTGGTGCTAGAGGACTGTCATCACAAAAAGGATTAAAAGCACCATCAAAATTACTCCCGTCAGCACAACCACCTGTTCCATTTATTGGTGTTGCTGATGTTGTGTGAAGGCTAGCGTGACCACCTGGTTGACCAGTTGTAAAACCTATAGGTTTAAATGGAACTAAAGAAGTACCAATTTTTGGACCATGACAATCGTCACAAGTCCAACTTGGAAATTCCCCTTGGTTATAGTTTAAATAAGGATGAGGTGTTCCACTAGGAGGACAAGGAGGACACGGTATGTTACAAGGTACAGTTACATTTTGTGTAAGCACACACCCTAGCATATCTGTCACTGTGAAGTAATAGTAACCGTTATATTGAGGATTTTGACTAGACCATAAGTTAGTTGGTCCTGCTAAAGAAGATGGTAACGTAGGATTTGTAGAGTTATATGTGTATAGCATTTGATCCGTACCAGTCGTGTTGTCATGCCAGAAGAATTCTAGTGTCCAAGATGGTGGTATTTGGAAATTAGTTAAATTAACGTTAGCAATAACTTGATTTTGATTTCCACCAGTAAATACTATTGTACCATCACCATTATCACCAGTTGTACAATCTGCACTAGTAGCGTGTGTAATAGCAAAATTCATTGCGGGTTGACCTGCTCCTATAGGACAAGTAGATGTGTTGTTACAAGGAATTTCAAATTCTTCAACAGTTATACAACCAAAATTATCAAAAATTACGACAGCGTATTTATTTCCTGAAACTAAAGTACTAGACAAGCCTGTTATAGAACCAATACTACCATTAGCATTTGACACATTTGTAAAAGGACCTTGAGCACTACCGATTATTAAAGTCGCATTACCTATACCTGGAAAAGAAGAGCCAAGAGTACTAGTATTCCACTCATAATACCTAACTTCAAAACTAGTTATAGTTGAGGTGTTAAAATTAACATGTAGTATTTCGTGAGCACCACCCGCATCATCAGTATTACAACCATCTGTACTGTTAGCTGCTGTTATATTTTGCCCTGGGTTCCACGCAAGTGGACTAGTGTTAGGTATTGTAACTTCACTAGTACACGTATCTGTACAGTCAAGTGTAAAAGGAACTTTTGGGTAAACACACCCAGTATCATCTGTTAATTGATATTTATAGTTTCCTTCAGAGAGACTATCAGTTACTTCGTTTATACCAGGAGATATACCTTGGTTTGACGCAATAAGATTTGAAGGATTTGTGTTACCAAAAATACCTGGTTTCCAAATTCTATAACCCCAAGTAGTTGCAGGGAAATTTAAAGATACACATCCAATAGCTACTTTACCACCATTTTGTTGTGGACCAAAATCACCAGGTTCCCAACATCTACCTAACAACTCAAACCATTTTGGATCTTGTTTAGAAAACTGAAACACACCAGGTTGAGAGTTACAAGGTAAAGCGCCACATTGAATAGAAAAAGGTTCTTCAAATCTACAACCCATATCATCTGTTATTACAGCTACATAATCTCCTTGAGCAAAGTTAGTTTGTAAAACAGAATTACCATTTGTTGTGTACGTACCACCGTCCGTAGCCACAATAGTACCACTAGTGTCTTCGTAGTGAACTTGCCAACTTGTAGCTGGAAGTTGTAAAAATACACTTACATTTACAGAGCCATCATTACAAGCATTAGGTTGCGCATTGTTAGTGTGAACGTTTATTACGTAAGGAGGACCATTTTTTATTAAAGTACATGGGTCAGGCGTACATAAATTGTTGGTATCAGCGTTGCACATTGCTTCTGTTGCGTATGCTCCAGATAACCCTTGTATTTCAACACAAGTATGTGTTGGTGGAGGAGCGGACGCTATTAAACTGTTAACTGCAACAGTAAACTCTTGGCATGGAATTCCTAATTTTCTTTTTCCGCCTCCAAATAACGTTCTTATACTATTTAAGAAAGGACCAGAGTGTTGTGGATTAGCAGTGTTAAAAGCGCTGTCTGTAATAGCAGGGAGCCCATTAACATAACCGTCTGGAGTAGCACCATTTCCAGAGTTAACGGAATATATTAAACTTAAAAATGTATCAAAATCTATACCATTAGTAAAAGTAACACCCCAGTTTTGTTGAACACTTCTGTCGTTCCAATAATCAAGTACTTCTTGAACATTTTTATATATAATTCCAGTAATAGGATTAATTATCAAACCTATTCTATAAGGATTATTATCTATACTAGAAACAAAGTGATATTCATCAAAATTAAAATTATGCCTGGTAGAATCATCAAAAAACCAACGTAAATCATTTTCGTGTATTGATGCAACGATGTTTGAAGCTATAGCACCAGCTTGAAGAGTATCTTCCGTACAGCCATCATAAACATCATATTGTTGACTTTGAGGAGATACCGGACATTGAACACATCTTACTGGTGGTGGTTGTGAAATTGGCTGACAATCCCAAGACGTAAAATCACCACCTATTACTGTAACAGCACTACTTTCATCAATACCTTGGTAAGAAAATTCTTTAGTATCTATATTACCAGCTGTACCGTCGTCTAACCACTCCGTGTGAACACCTTGAACAGTAGAAAACCATTTACCTTCTTTATTTTTAAACTCAGTAGGTTCAACCTCTTGCAAGTTAGTATACATGTTATCAACATACCAACCTAATTTATCATAATTATCCCAATACTCTCCTGAATTACTTGTTTGATTTAAACCACCATCAGATGTTATTCTTGATTGAGTGCCTTCGTAATCTAATGTTTGAAAACTTTTTACAGATCCAGGTATTTCATTAAATAAAAACTCAACACTAGACTCTGTAAATTCACCGTAAAAATTATTGTATTGTTCTGTTAAGTGGTGTTGATATAACTGACCGTTTTTAAAAGTAAAGTATTCATTATTTAAACTTATACCATTTTCATAATGAAAAGATTTAAAACTAGGCCAGCCTCTAACTTTGTCTGCGTATGACAATGTTATTGGATCTTTAGTTTCAACAGAAGTATAAACTCTAGTATCCCAAACCACATCGCTAATAACACCTACTGTTTGCGGGCCATAGTTATTAGGACCAGATAAACTACCAACGTCATTGTTGCTAGGCGTTAAACTTAAATGTATTTTAAAAGTACCACCACCTAAGTTTTCTTTTAATATAACAATCGTACCAATTGGTATACCAGGTCCAACTATATCATCACCAACTTCTACTTTATTGTAAAGCTCATAAGGAGCTATTAATTGATTAATTGGAGAATATGTTATTGGTCCTGTAACTCCAGCACCCGCAAGCGGTAAAATTGGTATTCCTAAAATTTTAGCAGAATAAGTTGTGTAATCGTAATAATCTAAACTAATATTATATTCTTTTTTCTTATCGTCAAAACTACCTATTATATTTGTAGTACTAGGTAAGTTATCATTAAACCAATCAGACATACCATATTGTGATATAGGTGTTATACCATCTCTAGAAAGTCTTAATACACTACCTCTTACGCTATCAGTAAAATATAATCTATAAGCATCAGAAGCTAAAGATTCAGGGTTTTTAGATATTCCATATTCTCCAGCGAAAGGCATTGTTTGTCCTAATACTCTATCTGTTGCGGTAACATTTGAGTTTCCATCTGCATTAAATAAAGCGTCTTTATCTGCTAATACTCTAAATACTTTATCTTCGCAAAACGTTACTAGATCAGTATCTCTAGCAAAAAGCTTTTGTATACTACCATGATCTGGGTTTAAATCTTTTGTTATTTTTTCAGCTTGTATAAATTGATTTAAATTATTAACACCACTTAGTGAGTTGTATATCCCAGAGTATATAAACCCATTAGACCTTTGTTCTTCCATGTAAGGCTCTTCAAGAACAGCGGATACCTTTGGTCCTTTGTCTATTGTTATCTGATTAAAATCATCTCTAATACGATTAGATTCAACACCGTTACCAAAAGAATAAGCGTTAAAAAATGGTAAGGTAACAGGATAATTGTGTGCGTCTAATTCAACTTCAAATATAGGTAAAACCAAGCTTGTTCCAGACCAAATTGGAGCTACTCTTACGTTTATAGATGTAGAACTCCCATCTGCTCTTACAAAAGTCAATCTAGAACCTACTGGTGGCATAGTTTGCCCAGGTTGACCATTTAATGGAACCCCGTTGATATCACACAACACTAAATAAACCCTGTCTTGTAGCACGTAGGCTTGATGTACTCTAATGTCTTTAGATTGATCAGTAGAAACACTTACAGCTACACCACCAACTGTGTCTAAAACTATAGTCGCGCCGCCCCCAAGTGCAGTTGTGTCCATACACTCGACTTTACTATTTTTACTTAAAAAAGCTGGACTCACGGCAATATCCCCAGCGTGAATAGGTCCAAAAAATTGATCTATATTAGACTCGTTGAGCTCAGTTGGATATATTTGACCAACCTCGTGGTATATTTCAAGTCCTAAATCGTCTTTAGGTTCTGTTTCCCAAATACCAGGATTTTGACTGAAATAACCCTCTGTATTACCACCATCTGTACCATAAGGTTCTAATATTTGCCAAGTACAACTACCAGGCGCTGGACTCATTACACCCGCTCCATCCTGCATTTTTAAACCTGGTATTTTATCATAAGTATTAGTACCACCAGCATCGTTAGTTAAAGTAAAATAATTAGCACCCATGCTGCGACCGGAATACATACCGTCTGGACGTATGCCTGGTGCAACCGTAGATGGGGGTGTAGTTAAAACATCTCCATTGTGATCATAATGCGGGGCTAACGAAGCATCATTTGTAGGCGAGTAAAAATGAGGACCAATACCAGCTATACCCTCAGTACCAGTTGTCGTGCCACCAACGCCATTGGTTTGTCCCGGTAAAACCTCTGCGTATATTTGAAATCTTCTTCTTCTGTTACTAGCAGATCCCCAAGCATTGGTAAACATAGGCCATCTATTAGAAGTTGTAGATTCTCGTTTAAACCACGACGCTTCAGTAGCGTAAGTTGTAGAACCACCACTGCCAGTAAAGTTAGTATTTGAATCTTGATAATTTCCTATACCTTGAGAAGCCCAATTTGCTCTACGATGATAAGACTCCGGTGTAGGTAAAGATATAGGTGGAACTCCGCCCTTACCTATTTGGTTTAAAACGTGTTCAGTGACATAATCCGCTATTTTAGTATAATTATAAAGCTCTATACCTCTTTCCGCTGTTGGTTGCCATTCACTTTGATCGTATTCATTTGCATTAAAAGTACCACCAGAAATATTAAGGCTTGCAGCCGCTGGAGAAGAACTCAAAGCTTTGGTTACATACACAACTTGCCCTGGGTCTTCTTTCCATCTCCATATAGTGTTAGGTGTAGTTATATAATCTATAAACTCTTGCTGTGATATGTAATCTCCAGCCCAAGTAGCAGAGTTAAAATACGAATATAATTTATCTTGTGAAGATACGTCACTCATTGTAAATTTTACAGGAGAATAACTATTTGCACCACCCATACCAGCAAAAGACAACGTAATAATACTGTGATTACTACCATAAGAAGGACTACTAGAAGGCGCTCCAAAACCAGGTAATATTTCACCACCATTAGTTTTTGTTTCGTTAAATAAAACGGTATCTAAATTACCACCACTATTAACCCAATAAGGATGATTACTTAATAATGGTGATTTAACATTAGCTAAACCTAAATAACCACCATTAGGACCACCCTCTCCATTTGACACGTGGTTAGTACCATCGCCTATTAATTGTAGTTGGTGATTAGGGTTGCCGTGATAATTTCTCCAATCACCACCCCAAACAGCATGAAAACGATTAGGACCACTAGCAGGGTCTCTATTCCAACCCTTGTTCCAATAAGAACTAATAAGTACACTTGTAGCTCCACTATTAGAGCCTATAGCCGCCACTGAACCAAAAGACATCCAGCCGGGTTGATAAGTAGCACCGTGTGTTGAATATTTCCATTGATGATTACTTCTACTAGCGTGATAATTAGCTTGATATTTATTATAAGCCCCAGTACCACTTGGTCCACTAGGACCAGCAAGTGGAGCTGTGCCAGTGTTTGCGTAAAAAGCAGGGTAATTAGATTCATCAAAATAATAATTATTGTAGTAAAACGGTCTAAATGCTTCAATTTTATCTATGAACCAACCACTGGAATCACTAGCTGGATTGCTAGTATTACCAGCTCGCTCCCAATAAACATGACCAAGTCCATTATTACACGCTGAAACGCCGGTTTGCTGATTATCACTATCTATAAGTATTTCGTTTATACCAGCCGGGTGCGTGGCGCCGGGGCTTAGACCATACCAAGCAGAAGGATCTGTAGCTGGGTCGTATATACCACCATTAACAGTATTGACATCTCTAGGGTTTATGTATTGAGAAACTATTTGTGACACAGATGTGTATGTACTTGCTAAACCAGTATAACCTAATATATACTGTTGTAACATGGAATCTTTTAATATTTTAACAAAAAATCTACCTTCATACTCTGGTTTAATTTTTTGTTCTCTTTTTATAAATTCTACTCTATTGTTACCATACGCAGGTGTTATGGTTGAAGCAGGCGCACTAAAAGGCGTTGTAATACCCATATCTACGCCAAACTCTCTATCTGCAGTTATTTTCCAATAACCACCAACAGGAATAGTAGCCCCAGCGTTACGGTTTTCCCAACTTTTAACAGTATACCAATCACTAGCGCCGTTGTTTGAAACAATTCTAAATTGCTTATCAGTTATTTCAGGTTCTTCATCCCATATTTTAGCTTGTACTCCAAATTGATCGTCATTTATTTCTATAAAAGTACCGCCAGGATAAGGAAAGTCAACGTCTGTTGGACCACCACTCATTAGTATTGGACCAGCAGAAGTACCCGACGAGGTGCCATCTATAACAGTTCTCACCGCTGTGCGCTCTGTTTTGACAAACTCAGGGGCCTCGTTCTCTATTGCTAATATTTTATATCTTGCCAAGTCAGTTATAGGCACATTAGATTCGTGAGATTTTTTTAATATTAAAAAAGTTTCTATATCCACCTTGCTTCTATCGGAGGATGGAAATGTAATCCATATGTTACCGTCTTCAGCTAAATACCAACGATCCATTGCTAAGTTGTAATACTCACTAGACGTTTCTTTTACTAAAAACTTAAACGCTTTAGCGAAATCTGGTTTAGCACTCCATATTTGCGCGTCAAGTTTCGTTTGACGTGGGGCGTGTTTTTTCTCTATATATATTGAGTTTTCTTCTGTTGAAGAATCTGAAAATACTGGGGTTTCTCTTCCGTACTCATCTATATAGATAACACCTAGTTGGTAAGTTCTAAGAGATTTTATTGTTTTAGCAGAATTATAATTGTAAGCTGTAGCCGGGTTTAATTGCTCTGGATCAAGTGCGCCAACAGACAAATGTCTCGTTGTTAATCTTAAATCAACTGTAATATTTTCACTCGCCCTTAACGCTGATAGTTGATTAGTACCTGGGGTATATAGTCCAGTTGGTTGCTGTAACGTAGAAGAAACTAAATTATAGTTTTGTAAATAGTTAGCATAAACCAATCTGCTACCTATAACCTCTTGAGCTAAAGCTTTTCTAGGCACGTTATCAAAAGGTCTTAGTAATTGATTAGATGGTAATAAAGCGTGTATCATTTCCGCTTCTATTTTTAAATAACCATAAGTTCTAGCTGGAAATACTAAAGTATCATCACGTAATTGGTTTGGAGAAATAGCGTTATAATTTTCGTAAAAAGCATTAGGTGATGTATCTAAAGAAACTCTATCTACAGTTTTTATAGAGTAAACAGAAGGATTGTCAGATTCTTTATATAGTATATCAATACTAACCACATCGTCTGGTATTGAGCGTTCGTCTACAAAGTTACAAACACCAAGTTCTCTAACTGTATTTACCATTGCTAAATTATAACCTTCTTTTGGTAAATAATCATAATCACCAGGTAAAAATGCAATTTCTGTAAAAGGTGAAAAAGCAGAATACTCACCATCTTTGTATTTATATCTACTAGCAAAACGTGGAAATCTAAACTCGTATAAAGCTTCAGGTTGAACTAAAGATACATTGAAAAAATTATCAGTTAAATCTACGTTTTGATCATAACTAAGTATCTTTATTGAAGCTATCATATTTGTACCAGTAAGAGAGCTTTGTAACCCAACAATTTGAACAATTATACTTGTTTTTTTCAAAATACCTGTTGCTGGCGCAACAGATTCTATTTTTAGTTTGTCTCCAATATAGAAATCAGGATAATCATCAAATTGAACTGAAATATTACTAGTAAGGTAATTACCTGAAGCTGGGTCAAACCAAAGACTTATATCGGTGTTTAAAGTTGTTGTTACTTGACCTACCATAGGCCCAGAGCCTAAAACATCACCACGTTCTGTGTTTTTCATTTCAAGCATAGGAGCAGTTTGAGGACCTTTCCTAATTACTGTTATATGTTCGTGTTTTAAATTTATTGGATTGCCAAGATTGTCTAAGGCTTCTACATACGGAAAAGACGCGGCTAGTGTTTTGTCTGGGTTTGGAACGTAAAAAATTGTATGTGTAAAAAAGTCAGGAGTCCCAAGTCTTGTTTTTGATATATTAATTCTTTTTGGCTCAGTGTTATCATCTGTCCAAAATAAAGTATCTTCTATAATATTAATACCAGTTATTAAATAGCTTTTATCAAAGTTTAAAACTCTACCACCTTCGCCAGGTAGTAAATTTGGAAAAAATATATCAACAGCAATTGGAGATACTTTTTTTGTATTGTAGTCGTATTCAGCTATAAAATCAAGACCTATACCAGATACTAACCAGTATAATCTGTCTTTTTCACCGTTTTTAATACTACCTACACAATGAAAACCATATGATTCTAAATTAACACCACCAAAAAATTCAGATGAAATATCTAAATTACCCATTAAATTTTGAAGTGATCCCATATCAGACTCATCTGATGTAGAAACTTGAGCGTTCATTGCGTCTCTATACTCACCATTAGGAACTAGTCTTTCGTCTAGGTCCTTATTCATTTTACCCGCTTGAAACCTATGATTTAAATCTGGCATTTAATTAGTGTTTAATTTGTTTCGACTTACCTCTTAAAATTTGAGTTATTTCTTCTAGTTTAATATTAGAAAGTCTTATTTTAGCTTTTCTAGTTTCAGCAAATCTTTCTTTTTTATATCTTTTAACTATATATTCTGGAATATTTATTTTTGCTGATAAACAACCGTAAGCGATCCATTTGTACATTGCCTCTTCAGCAAACTTATGCAGCATAGTTTCCTCATGAGTACCTACGTGATCACTTATATAATCTAATATCACAGTTTTTCCAGATAAATTAGAGCTAAAATGAATTTTTCCAGCATGACAATCTATATAGTAACTACCATTGACCTGAGCATGTTGAGGGTCTAGACCATATCTTCTACCTTCGTTTGGCCAATATATATCATTTTCATAATCTTGATAATCATTTGTATTGTTTTCTGAAGGAGTATGTGATTTGTATTTAGACCAAGTATCTGAATCATCGCTATAATTAACAAAATTGATATTGTCAGATGTAGCAGATACTGCTGTAGAATCATTATCTAAAGTTATCACCGTTCCTTGAATATCAACAACTTTTGTTCCTATTGGAAAGTCTTCATGAGAAGCTATCATTCCAACAGTTACTTTAGCAGCGTCTTCTGCTGAGGCAGCTTGTATTCTATGGTCAGGAGCAGTCCAAGTTACACCCTCTAAATGAACAGCACTAACTAATTGATTTGATATTGGTTTTGCGCCTCCTATTTTTGGAGGGTTAAATGATAATGTTTGTGTAATAGTGCTAAGTGGAACAGCATCCATTGTTATTGTAGTAACATCACTAACTGTAGAAGTATGGGTAACAAAGTAATCTCGTCCACTAAAAAGATCTTGTCCTGTAATTAACATACCAGTATATATTTCCGGGTAAGAACCATCTAAAACAACATCTAGACTACCAACCGCTAAAGAACCTACAGCTGTAACCTCATAATCTCCATCTGTATTTTGTTGTATGGCTTTTGGATTTGAAGTTTTGCTAAGTGTTGGATATATAACGTGTTTTATACCACTAGCATCACTCCAAGATAATTTAACATAGTTGACATAATCGTGTGGCAATGGCATTGTTAAACTTGGTGGTACTTCTATTTCTTGAGATTTACAAGACTTTAAAGTATCAAAACTTAATTCTTGCAAAGCCCGATAAGCATGAAAACTAATATCAGATCTTAAAGTATTATCTAAAAGTTTTCCAGCCCCAACATATGTAGCAGTAAAATTATTTATAACTTCTGCCATAGAAATAAACTGGTATTCACCGTATCTATTTTGGTTATTATAATAACTAGTTTGAGTACCTGATGATAATAAGTTTGCCATTTATTTATATTTTTTCTTGTTGAATTTTTGAAACATCTAAATTTTGCGCTGTTTGTGCTAATCCAGGTTTGTTTATTGTTATACCAGCTAAAGTTAATATTTTATAAACAAATTCTGTTTCTTCAGATTCGTGTAAAGAGGAATCAGTAGCTCTATTCGCGTTATAAAGTGCCCTTTCATTTATAACATCATAACCCCACTCAGTTTTATCAGGCCTACGTATTATTTCAGCGGTAACACTACCTGTCAACAAACCAGCGTTGTTATACACTTGTATATCAGTGCCACTAATATTACTTTTTATATATATAGGATTTTTTTCTAAACCAAGAGCGTGAAAAGTAGAGTCTAAGTAATTTCTAACTTCGTTTATATTTACAAGTTTAGCCTCGTAATTAACACCTCCTACTAAAACAAAAACTCTACCTGTCCTGTAGTTTTGTGTAAATGTCGTGCCAGAAGTGACTGTTTCAATAGTTGTAAACGGTACAAGTTTATTTTCAATTAACTCTACCATGTCTGAAGCAGAAGTTGTGTCTGTAGGTAATTGTTTAGCAGCGTCTAAATCGTAAAAATACTGCTCAAATATTTGTTGTTGAGCTTGGTTTGCTAATAAATTAAATTCTAAAGGCGTTATATAACCTCTTTGCTCTTTATTGGCTAAGGCTAAAACTCTTTGATATACAGTATCTATACGTATCATTTTTATTATTTTTTATAAGGAAATGCTTTGTTTAAAGCTTCTTGTCTTTTTTTGCAGCCACAATCTTTTTTACCTAACGCTCTCGCTCCAGCTTGCGCTAAGTTATGTATACCTGTGAATTTTGTGAAGTTGTATACTGTATCTCCTAAACCTCTAGATTTTCTAATATAATTTGGTAAATTATTTGTATTCATATTAAAAGTTTTTGTAGCTTGTAATCGCCCCGTAGGGCGATCACCGCTACAGTTAGATTAATTTAATCTTTTTTCTATATTTGCATATATTTCCATACCTTCATCAGTTTTAAACCAATGTGCTAAAGCAGTGTATGGATGCTCGTCAAATGGAACTGTCATTATAGGTCTATTATTAGAACCCCACATAAAGTTTCTTTGATCAGAACTTAGCTTTATAATTCCAAGCTCAGTAGCTTTAATACCAAAGTTTCTAAGTTGAACATTGTCGTCTGTAGACAACTCTAAGAACAAAGCTGGATTAGACCTAGCAAATATTAATAAATCTCTTTTCAGTTCCTTAGAACTCATCTTAGATACACCAGAGCCTTTCTCTACACGCATTATGGCTTCAGCCATATCAACGTCCATATCTCTAGCTGCTAGTATTGCGTCTGCCTCCATTTCTAACACTTCAATTTCATCAGCAGCAACCGCTTCTGGTTTGTGCTCATAAAAAATAATATCTTTATGTGGGTGGTATAAAGATAATAATTTTTGCAAAACAGTTTTATTTTTTTCAACATATAAAACACCGTTTCTAAAAATAACATGAGATAATCTTTGATCACCTTTCATTTCGTCAACAAATGAAGTTCTTTGATTTTCACAATACTTTAACTCTCTTTCATAACCTTTTTCTTCGTCAAAATAATAAATATTAGAAGATTTTAACATATAAGATAAAGGTTTTTTGTTAGATTTTAAATAATAAGCTCTATCTTTTATTTCCCACTCAGGTTTTTTAGTTTCAACCTTTTTAGGTTTTGGTGTTTCAACAACCGGTGTTTCAACAACCGTTTTTTCTACTTGCTCGTCACCAGGATCTCCTTGGTAAAAGTCTTTTTTTGTTTTTTTTGCCATAATATAATATATAATAAAATTAATAAAATAAAAAGGCCGAGGCCTAAGCCCCGGTCTTTTAAAAAATAGTTTACTTCATTAACATAAAGTTGTTTGCACCTTGAGTGATTAAACATCTTTCTGATAAGAAGTGTAGTTGCATCATGTCTAACGCTGATGTAGCAGCACCTACAGAACCAGTAACCCAAGTTTTCATTCTTCGGTCATCAGATTGTGAAGCTCTATATCTAACGTGTAAGAAAGGACGTTTCATACTAGCGCCAACAGTTTGATCGTAAACTGAAGAAGAACCAGCAGGAATCATAACCCCTCTAATTGCATTAGCACCAGCGGCATCATTGATACCACCTCTTGTAGCTTTGTCATTTAAGTATCTGAAGTCAGATTTGTAGAAGTCATAAGAACCTCTTCTAAAACCAGTAAAACCTAAATTTAACGCCATGTCTTCAGAGTTATTGAACACTCCGTAAGAAGTACCACCAGCTCCGTAAGAATTCATAGAAGCCAACATGTCATCCATTGCTAACGATGTAGATCTGTTAACAAACATCATGTATTCTTCAATAGCACCTTGCTTATCAAACTCAGCTAAAATAGCATCGAACTCAGCTAAATCAGTAGCAGCATTAACACCACTAACTCCAGTAGTAACATTACCTCTTGATTCTATAGCGGCAAATAAACCTTGTGTACCTGAAGAATCAGCATTAGCTGTTAAGAAATCAGCCACGTCATCTGTACCAGAAACACCTAGTTCACCCTCTAACATTGCCATTTCTAAATAATCAGTAAAACGAGCTCTTGTTTCAGCCTCAGCTTTTAAATACCACAAGTAACCAGATTGACCTGTTTCAGTAGAAACTTCAACCCAACCAATTTTAGAAGAATCAGAACCATTAACCTCGTAATAGTCTTTAATAATAATTGGCTTGTTAGTGAAAGTTTTAAAATCAGGCTCATTAGCTTCTCTTCTATCAGCAGCAGCAGCTACTTGAGAGTTGTATGATTTACCTTTTGCAAACTCAGAACCATAAACTAATAATGTACCTGTATTACCCTCGCCAAGAGTTGTAATATCAGCCACACCGTAAGGTTCTACATCTATTACATCGTTTACAACTTTAACTACTAAACATTTTAATACAGCAGCTGTAGTAGCAACGATAATAGTATCGTTAACTCTCACACCGTGCGAAGCAGCAGCATAAGTAGCTCCAGCATCAATATGACCAGTAATAGTTATTTCACCACCGTTTGTAGCAGCACCATCATCAACATCAGTAATTGAACATGTGTATGATAAGTGTAGTCTACCTTGTTCTGACCAAACAACTTGATCAGCCGTCATTGCTTCTTCTGCGCCTACTTGATTAAGAAAGCCAGAAATTGTACGAGGCCCAAAAACTTCAGCCTCTTTTTCCATTAAATCTGGAACGTATTGTTGACCCCAACCCGCGTTTGTGGCGGATGAAAGGTCTAGGTAATTTGCCGCAGTAGCTTGCTGGATTGGACCAGGAGTACTGTTTAACAAACCACCAGGATTTGATATTGCCATTTTGTAATAATTTTAAATTGTTATTTATTGTTTTTAATTTTAAACTTAAAATCAGAAGAATTATCACCTAACACTTTTACTTTTATTCCACCCGCTTCAACAGTACCGTGACTTTGTCTAGGATTCATATCAACGTTCTTGGCTTTAGAAACGCTATTTTTCATAGCATCAGCTTTACCTTGCTCATAAAAGTGTTTTGCAACAGCGTCTGCATTCATCGCTGTAAATAAAGATTTATGATAACCCTTAGCATCTGATAACATAAGATTTTTATCTAAAAACTTTTTAGTAAAATTATTTATATCACTTTGAGTATTTTTAATCTCTTCAGCGTTGTTTACATTAAACCTATATTTTTTATCACCGACATTGTATTCAAAACCTTTGAACTTGTCGTTAAAAACTTTATTAGTTTTTTGTGTAAAAACATTAGAGCTTTTTTCAACAGCTTTTTTATTTGCTTCTGATTCTTTGTTGTATCTATTAAAGAAGTTCATAGCTTTTTGTTGTTCAGGCGTGAGCCTCGAACCAGCTTTAATTTCTTCATAGTATTTGGACTTTTGCCCGTCCAAGTGGCTTCTAGCGCTGGCAACTTGCTCTTTAAGCGCTAATTTTTTTCTTCGTACTTCTCTTTCGTCATCTTCTTCTTCATCATAAGAAAAAGAATCTTCCATAAGAAAATTTATCTCTTCGTTTGTTAAATGTGGTTTTGTTTGTTTATAATACTCATACAAAACATCATTATCGTTTAATTTGCTATAATCTTGGTTTAGCTTTACATAATCGTTTATATCACCACCGGTTTCTTCTATAAAATCAACTAGCTTTTGAATATTGTCTGGTAGTGGCTTACCTGTAGATTCTGCTTCAGCAATAGCTTCTTCAATTTTTTCTTCTACTTCAACAACTTCTTCTTCAGTAGAATCTTCAGTTATTTCTTCTAGTGTTGGAGTTTCTTGTGCTTCTGCTTCCTGCTGTACTTCTTCTTGTTCTTGTGCGGGCTCGGCGTTATTAGACTCTGCAACCACTCCGCTGTTGTCAACGTTATCTTCTTCAACCTCTTCTTTGGTTTCATTTTTTTCTTCTTTTGGTTTTATTGGTTTATCTAAATTTACTTTGATAACGTTATCTTCTTGTTTTGTTTCATTACTAATGTTTACTTTAGTAACATTATCATCTTGTTTTTGCTCTACAGTCTTTTCAGGTGTAGTTTCTTTTTTCTTTTTTGCCATAATATAATATAATAATAATTAATAAATTTACCTAGGTGTAAACCCGCCTAAATCAATTCCGCCTCCTAGTATATCATTACCTGAAGACTCAAAGTTTTTAGGTGGTTTTCCACTTTTTCTTTGGTCAATCATTTCTGATTGTTGTGTAGCTTGTATTTTTGTTCTTTCGTCTTTACGGTTTTCTTTTTCTTTTTCTCTACTTTTCATACCTTCAACTTCTATACCTTTTAACTGCATGTTATATTGAAACTCTAACTCCATTAACTCTTTTTTCATCGCAACTTCTTGCATCATTTTGCTAGCTTCTATTTGCGCTTCTATTTGCAAAAGTTCTGCCTTGCTAGAATTTAAAGCTTGGTTTTTTTGAACGTCAGCTTGCGCAGCTGCTTGAGCCGACTGTTGGTTGAGTTGAGCTTGACGCTCCATGTTTTGTTGTTGTATGGTTTGGTCTTTATCTTGTTTCTTTTTTCTTCTTATTTTTAAAAGTTGATTAGCTAGTTTTGTATTTCTTACTTCTCTTACATCTATAGCATCTTCTAGCTCTATAGTTTTTTGTTGTAAAGCCATTTGAATATTGTTTTCTAACTTAGCTTTTTCCTCTTCGTCAGGAGAAAGTTCTAAGAATATTCCAAAGTCATATAAATGTAAACTTTTCATTTCACTTAAAGTAGCAACGTTATGTGTTCCTATAGCCTCAATAAAAGCATCTCTAGTAGGAGAATATTCAATAATGTCTGATATTCTTAATGATAAACACTCAGCTACTTCAGAAGTTAAAAACAATCCAGCTTGCAGCACGTGTCTCGTAGCGGTGTTACTATTTGCTGCTGCTAACTTTTGAACCCCAACTAAAGCGTTTTTATCTGGAGTACTACCATCTCTAGCCTCGTTTAAACCTGTTACGTCTCTTATCATCTGTAAGTAATAATTGTAATTACCTATAAGCGCTTGCATTTTATTACCACCACTAGCGCTTGTTATTTCTTGAATTGGAACTTTACCTGGATTCATATCACCGTCTTGAGTAAAAGATCTACCAATTACAGAACCAGTTTGGAAAAACATATTTAAAGCCTCTTGGGGATTGTAGTTTGTACCATTACCAAGATCAACTTCGGCTAAACCATCTGCATCTAAGTAAACACCATCTGGAACCATACGTGACATTACTTGTTGTAACTTTAAATGGGTCAACTGAATCATATCGGCAAAACCAGTTATACGTTTCACAAGTGAATCAATTTTTCCATTATATATACGAGGGGCTACAATAGCATAATTCATCTTTACTTTAGTGTAGTTACTTTTAGGGCGCATCATGTTTGTAGCCATTTCCCATTTAAGTAATTTGTCTGTACCTAATATTAAGGCTCCTTCATATAGAACTTCTATAGATCTTAATAATCTAGAATAACCCCCTTCTTTATCTTGTGGTGGGTTAAAATTATCATCTTTAGGTATTATTTTATCAGCACCAGTTCCAGTTTCTTTTATTTTGTAAACTTCATTCATATAGGTTTTATAGTTAAAATATAAAACTTGAACAGTGTTGTTATCTTCTTGTTTTCCAGAATAATTTGTATTATAATTATTTTTATTATAATTTTTATTATTCATTATATCTTCAAGATCACTTTCTGATAAATGAGGAAATTGTTTTGCCAACTCGTTAACTGGTATTGATTTTACTTCACCAACATAATATATGTCATCAAAATTAGGAGAATCAGAATATGAATAAACTAAATTAGCAGGATCAACGTAATCTATAGTAACGCCCTCTGAAGTAGTAAAGTTTGTTTTTACCGCCCCCATACCGAGCACGGCTAAATCGTAATAAAATCTTTTCTTTATTGATTCGTAGTTGTTACCTTCAAACAAAACATTTAAAGCTTGTTCTTCAGCTATTTCAACAGCTTGTTTGTAAGTTAACTGCATGTGCAGCGCTAATTCTTCTTCAGATTCCGGAAGTTCTTCTTTTTTATTTTCGTATAAATCCGCATTAAAGTTTTCCATTGCGGCGTCGTTAAACTCTTTACTTTGTATATCTCGTAAAACAGATTCCATATACTCAGTTCGTTTTTTAATACCAAAAGGATCTTGAGAATATGCTTTTATATCATAAGTTCTTTCAGCTATACCATTAACAACTATATCTACAAACTTGGATATTATAGGCACAGGCTTCCAGTCTAAATTTAAATAGGACAAATCACCATTTATAGATAATTCATCCTTATATTTTTGTATAGACTGTTCTCCCCTAGCGTACAGTCTTAGATTATGAAAATCTTTAATATTTGACATATACCTATTAACACTTCTATCTTCATTGAACCACTCTGTCTCTATAGCTTTAGCTACTTTCATACCATAGTCATAACTTAGCTTTTCAGCGTCACTCACTGTTTGACTTGGAAAATAACTTTTATTAGAATATGCCATATTACTTTATTATTTGTGAATTAGATCCAGCGTTGTTATATCTGGAAATATTTATATTTAACTTGTTTTTTTCAACTTTAGGATTTGGTGCATACAAATGTCTATTATTAGCCATTATAGCTAAACCACTACTTATAGTTGCGTCAAACTTTGTTCTTTTATTTATATCGAATTTACTCCAATCATTTAACAAATCGTTGAAGTATAAGTCTCCAAATGTACTATCTTGCTTCATGCCTACATGATCTTGTATATACATTTCAATAGCCGCGGCGTGAGCTTGTTTTATATCTTCAGAAGAGTTAGGTATACCACCTACTTCTTTTTCTGCAACTGATAGTTTATTCCATATCTTGTCAGGTCTATTCATACTAAAACCTCTATAACCTCTACGCCTTAAATAATACAAAAGCCTAGGTTTATTATTCTCTGCAAGTATTGGCATGCCGTAAAATACTAGTGCCATTAAAACATCTTCAAAGAACATTTCAGCTGTAGGTGGTCTTGATAAGTATTCTAAAAAAAAGCTATTAGCAGGAGCATCTTCCATACTAAACCTAGTTAAGCCGTGTAATGCTCCTTTAGATCCTTCTCCATCTACGGTTCCTGATATATCATAAGAGTCACAACCAAATGCCCCCATGTGTTCATTACCAGGATATTTTACACCATTTTTTAATACCACTCTATTCTGTAGTTGCTGGGGTGGAACCCAACTAACTTTAAACC